GATACCCAAGTCTGTTCACGGGTCGCAGCGTTGTAGCGGTACTCGATGATACCACGGTTGCCGAAGATGCCTGCGGAGATAGCCGAGCCGTCAGGACGCAAGGGCACAACATTCTTGATTGTACCGATATTGCCCGAAGGACGGATAAGAACCACATCCTGCTCGAACACGTCCAATTTCTCGGTGGCAAACTTCTTGGTAGTTGCGTTCAGTTTGTCCACACCGACAATCGTAGTGTTCAAAAGCACGGTGTCCGCACCGATGGCACGCTGGAAGAATGACTTGATGAACTCGTCACCCTCGGACAGATACTTCTCGTAACCGACCGTCTGAGCGTTCTTGTCGTTGGCGGGAACAATACGCAGGTCGGGGCGCAAAGAGTAACCCAAACGCTGCAGGATTTTCGGATGCTCAACGAGTTTGAAGAACGTGGTGGCGTTGATTTCCACAGTGACATTCTTGTAACCCTTGTAGGGGTCAAGTTTAATCTCACGAATCTTCTTCTTGAGCGTCAGGAGCGGGTCAGCGTCATCCACATAGGTGACAGCACCGTCCTTTTCCGTGTACCAAGGTTCGCTCACGATATTCTCGTCAGGAACCTGAGCGGAGAACTCAACGCCAGTGATACCGCTGGGGTTGTTATCTGCGGTCAGAGCCAACTTGCGGGCCGACTTCATCTGACCTACCTGATAAGACAGAGAAGCGTTGTGAGAATCGGGAATCTCAGACAAGGTATCGAACAGCGTGTTGTTCAGATAGTCACGTACCGTAGCGTAAGGCGATTCGCCTTTCAGACGGGCCATAGCATCTGCGTTGTTCAATGCGATGAGCTGCTTGCGGTAGTCATTCTCACCACGCAGAAGTTTTCTCTTCTGACGGGGGATGGAACCGCTCAACTTAGCAAGGCTGGTTTCCTTGCCACGTGCCAAAGGCTCGGAGTTAAGGTCTACATAAGTAGCCATACCCTTCAACTTGCCTTCGGCCTCCAAAGCCTCGTAGGTGAAGTCCAACTGCGGGTCATCCCACGTAAAGCCTTCAATATTCAAATCGAGAGTTTCACGACCCTCAAGAGCCGTAGTGTAGTACAGCTCGAACGATTTGCTTGAGTTAATACCCAGTGTTGCGAGGATATTGTCAAGTCCTAAAAATCTTGCATCCATACGTTACGCCTCCTTTACAAACAAAATTCGACCTTTGAGCACTTCTTTCTGTGCGTCAGTGATAGTAGCCTTACTGCGGGATTCAAGGAATCGACCACGAGTAACGACAGTCAGGGTGGAGCCGATAGTACCGACAACCACATCCTCATAGGAAAGACCCACGGGAGTCGCTCCGTTCAGGACTGCTGCACCGCCAGGGGTAGTAACCGTCACGGGGGTTCCTGCAGGAATCACAGAGCCTACCTTATAAGTGCTGTTCGCCGTGAACACCGCACCGCTCGGATAGAACTCTTCCGTTGCGTCCCAAAGGTTGATGCGCTCAGCACCAACCGCTGCGACCTGCTTCTGAGAAAACTCATTACCGTAATTAGCCATAAAGCAATGTTTTTAATTGAACAATAAATTTACTTTGCATCTTGGGGCAAACGTCCGCTCGCCTGCAGGGATTTCTTCAACGCCTCCGCATCGAAGGTTTCATCTTCCTTGCCGCCCTGACCCTTGAAAGGCTTGGTGGTATCCACGCCCTTGAGAGAGCACAGTTCGTTGAAGGTGTCATTCACTTCCTTGGTAAACTCTTCCGAAGTCATCTTGCTTCCGCCATTCTCAAAAGCCTTCACAGCGTTCTTCCATGCAAGACCTGCCTCCTTCTCGTAAGCCTTCACGTACTCGTTCTTGTAGAACTCGGTCTTTACACCTTCCACAAGAGCCTTTGCCGTGCGCTCCGCCTCGTAAGAATTGAGTTTGTCCTGCAGCGGGTTGATTGCTGCGGTGACTGCAGCGGCGATTAACTTCTGCAACTCCTCGGGGTTGTTGTTGTTACCGCCCTGATTGCCTTGGTTCCCTTGGCCACCTTGGTTGCCCTGATTGCCTTGACCGCCCTGATTGCCTTTTGTCGCCTCTGCCAGTTTAGCCTCCAAATCCTTGATTTTCTCTTCATTGGCCTTAATGGTGTCCTCGTTGGTCTTAATACGGCCCGAATAAGAAGTTCTGAGTTTGTCTGCATTGCTGACAAATGCCTTTAACATCGGCTCAGCCCCTTTGACGAAGTTGCTGATTTCCTCATCTTTGGTCACGTAAGTTGTTCCGAAAGCGGCTACCCCTTCTAAAGCCTCTTCACTAAGCTCCAGTCGTGTCTTGTACTCCTGTCGCAGTGCTTCCTTGATTTTTGTTTTCATATCGTTTTTAAAATTTTAATGTATAAAAAAGAGCCAACTAACGCATTACTGCGCTAATTGGCTCTGATGGCTCTATACGTAAAGAAAAATGTCGTCGGCTGGCGTTACCCAGCCTCCTTGGGTTGTTGCGGGGGATGGATTCGCACCATCGGCCTCTTGGTTATGAGCCAAGCGAGCTACTACTGCTCCACCCCGCTATATTCCTGCGTCTGCATGGACGCTATAATTGGAAGGCTCTGTACGGACATGGCCGTTATGGACTGTAACTCGGATTTCACGCCTGCAACTCTTGCACCAAACCAAGAAACTGCCCTCAACTTCCTCAGTCACACACAGCAATTTTGGCACTCTGCCATTCGCTGCACACTCCGAACAGAAAACTTTTTTACCTTTCATGCTCGCAAATATAGCAGTAAAAATTGATATTTCCAAAAAAAAATCATATTTTTGTGGGAAAAATTAATGGCGCAGTGATTTTTTATTCGGTTTGCGCACTGGAAATTACATAGAAAATGGGCTTTAAACTGATAAATAAAGACTTAAAATTCGACCTGCAGGAATTTCCAACGGTTGAAAGAATACTCCCGACAGCCAAAGAGAAAGGTATGACGAGAGTAGGGGATTTTGTCATAAGAAAGGACATTGACTTCATTCCTCAGATAGGTATGCAAGAGGATGTTTGCGCTTGTGACAGCAATCTCATATTCATGTGCGGGCAGGCCACGAGTGGAAAAACTTTTACAATGTACCTAAAAGCGTTAGGCGGTATAGACCATTTCGGATTTACCTCACGTATCATATCCGTTCGTGCGCTCGATTCACAAAAAGGTTCGTCTATCTTCCGTGATGGTGTAACGGTACTTGGTAACTTCTCGGATTGCGAATACGCATCCTCGGGTGTTCCGACCTTCGCATACCCAAAATGGAACTCGAACCTGCAGTTAATTCACTCAAACTTCAACGTATCTAACCCGTCAGAATGGAAACTGTTTCAGGACTACGCAAAGAAACAGCAGGCGTCATTGATTATGGTGGACGAGTGTACGGAAATGGAAGAGTTTAAGATGTTTGCCTACTGGTTTATGCGCAATAGAGATAACTCGGGTATGACACCGCAGATGATATGCTCATTCAACCCTCTTTATGGACACTGGACGAATGATATGCTGATAGACGCCGGATATATAGATACGGAAACGTGGCATCTTAAACCCGAAATGGTAGGCGTTACAAGATACTTCTACGTAAAGGGAGATAAGGCTACCGAAATCGTTTGGGGTAATTCGAGAGAAGAGGTGGCATACTTTGCAAACCTGCATGACAACAAGGATGACTTGAAGGCTGGCATCTCACGATTGGATTACGTAAAATCTTTTACAGTATTCACTGGTGCAGCGTCAGGAAACCGTGAACTTGTGAACGCTACTGGTGGCCAGTCTGTCGCAAACCTGCACGCAGTGGGTGCTACACAGCGAGCCGTAGTAGGTGAGGCTTATTTCGGCCCCGTAGACAACGAGGAACTGAATGTATCACGCAAGATGATTCACGACTTGTTCACCAACCCCTCGGACGGAAGCACGGAGATGTTCGCCACGATGGATATTTCAAGCGGTCAGGAGGATGCGGATAACGCACCTATGCTCATTTGGAGAGGCAACACGATTATCGCACTCGAGTTCTTCAAGGGCAGCCCGAAGGAACTTGTGGACTGGATAGGCTTGAAACTCAAGACGTACAAAGTCCCCGTGGAGAATTTCGCCTTTGACGCTACGGGTATCGGTTATTACCTGCGGTCTTACACAAGGGGTATGCCTATCACAGCGAACCGCCGCTCCATGCAGGAATATGACGAGAGCGGAAACCAAGTCATTACCGAACAGTACTTCAATCTGCGCTCACAGTTACTCGGAAAAACCAAAGTAATGATTGAGCGTGGCGACATTTCCATAGCCCTTGACAAGGACATGACCATTCAGTACGGAAAGAACGGAAAGACAAGAAAACTCGTGGACGTACTGTTTGACGAGATGAACGTATTCCGTGTGACCACACGAAACAGCAGAATATACTACCGCTCCAAGGATGAATATAAGTCCAAATTCAAGGCTTCTCCCGACCTTATGGACACGATTACTTATAAGAGTGTATTCTTGCTTGACGCACGCCCTAAAAAGCGTGCAGAGCCTGAGAATGACGATGACGCTTACAAGGCACTCTACGACAAGCCTCAGACAAGCCGGGCTGCGATGATGGGCCGACAAGCGATGGGGTTCATTCGGAACCGCTTCAATAGATAACCGACAAGTTTAACTAAATACATATTAATATGGTAAACATTACGCA